CCACGGAAGAACTGTCCTGTCGTGCCTGCCGCTGACGCGATCCAGGAGGTGCCGGCGCGGATGGCAACGCTGCCCTGCGTTTCGCCAGTGAGCGAGATCTTGTCTCCGGTGACGGTGCCGCCGCCAGTCGTGACGGTGCCCGCTGGCATGAGGGTCGTGGTCCAGCGGTTGTTGTCAGTGTCGATGGCCACGTCGAGAAGTTGGTTGGCCTTGATCGCCCCGGTGGGGATCGTCGAGCCGTCAGCATAGGTGAGCGGGCGCTGGCCGGAGGTGCCGACGCTCAGCGTCGGGCCGGAAGCTGGGTTCTCGTGATTGGCGCGGAACTTGATCGAAAAGCCGCGCGCCAAGTCAAGGCCACGCGACGCAGCGAGGACATAGTTGCCGTTCGATCCGGTGGCGCGGATACGCCCACAGAGGTCGTCATGGATACGGCGACATGCGGACATCAGTTCCCGGACGACGCCCGGATAGAACCCGCCCGGCGTGCTGCGAGGGAATCCGTTCGGCACCGCCTGCTGGTTGCCGTCGGCGTTCGTCTCGTACGTGTGGAACTCGGCCACCTATTCCTCCCGCGCCAGCGCCTGCAGAGCGTTCGGCCCCTGGTACATGATCGGCCAGCGATAGGGCTTGCCGGTCAGGTCCTGCTTCACGAACCTGAGAATGGCCGCGATCTTCTCGGGGTCTTTCTCGCTCAGAATGCGCTTCAGGATGTCGGCTTCTTTCCGCCCGGCGGACTGCGCAATCCTGCGTATTGCCAGCGCGTTCCCGGTTAGGCCGGCCCGGATGCCAGCGCCGATCCACGACCCTGAGATCGGCGATGCCGCCAACTGCGCGAAGTCGCTGGCCTGGTCACCCACCGGCACGAACTTCGTGTCAGCCCCGGACAGATTGGCGCTCGTCAGGCGCTTCGCTGCCGTCTCAGCCGGCGTGGCGATGGAGTCCACGACATCCTCGCCGGCGATGGCCCCGACGGTCTTCCGTAGGCCGGAAACATCTCCGCGCCCGACCGCCGCCTCGATCTCGCGGGCGGCCACCGCGCCCTCCTTGCGCCCAAGCGCGTCCACGACCGTAGCGAGGAAGTCGTCTGCGGCCTCGCTGCTCCCGAACACGGTGACGAGTTTGTCGCGGGCCTTCCCGAGGTTGCCGGCAGAGAAGCCGCGCTCCGCCTGTGCCGTCGCCAGTTTCGAGGTTTTGGTCTTCTCGATACCCGCCTTGACGGAAGCCACGAAGTCCTTGAGCGCCTTCTCGTCTCCGCCGAACACCGGCGCGAGAATGTCTTTCAGCCTCTTCGGCTTCGCGCCAGCAAGCCCCTTGGCCGCCAAGTCAGAGGCGACCCTGCCGGCCTGGATGCGGCTGCTGCCCTCCAGCAACGAATTGACGAAGCCCTCTGCATCTTTACCGAACGTCAGCGACAGCTTCGCCTTCATCCGGTCGGCGATTGCCTTCACCTGCGCTGGTGACTGCGCGACCCCGCCCTGCGGGGCGATCAGGTCCGAGAAACGCTGGGCCATCGCGGAGACGGCCTTGGATCGAGCATCCGCCGGAAGCGCGTCTAGCGCTTCCTTGGAGATTGTTTTTGTGTCGAACCCATACCCGAGGTCGTACGCCGACCTCATGGTGGACGCCTGCCGGTACCCGGCGGCCGCGCCCTTATACCCAGGGACAGCGGCCTCCATGGCGTCCATGAACTGCGCCCGCAAGGCATCCATGCGGGTTGCCTTGACCGGGACCACGGAACGCAGGCCCTTGGCGGCGTTACCAAGTTGGATGGTCAGCTCGTTCAGGAACGTCAGGTTGTTCGTGGGGACGCCCGTGAACCGGACGTCCTTCTGCATCCCAGCTACGATCTTCTCGACGTCTGGGTTCTTGAGTAGACTGCCGATGGCATTCGAACTCACGATCGGGGAAGCAAGCACTTCCTCCGGCGTGGTGCGCAGCCCGACGGGAACGATCCCGAGATCCTGATATGCCTTCCCGGCTTCGCGGACGCCTTCCCTGCCGATGTTCTGGCCAGTGCCTGCGATCTTCTGCGCCACCTCGGCGATCCGCTGCTGGCCACTCTTCGCCAGCCTCTGCCCGATCCCGGACAGGTTGCTCTCCGCCGAGGAGATGGCGGCGTCGCCCTCCGCCGCGAGTTGCGCCCCGCGCATCTTCAACCCGCCCCTGGACGACGCCAGAGACGCCTCCGCAAGGAGGTCGGACTGATCGGCGATCCCGCCCACCTTGCCCGCCGTGTCGGCGAGAACGGCGCGACTCTCGTCTGCAGCGCCACGAGCAGCCCCGACCAGATCAGCGGCAGCAGTCTCGCCACGGTTGAGCACGCGGCGCGCTGCCGGGACGCCCGCCGGCTGAGCCAGCAGCGGCGCATCCGTTGTCGGCGCTTCAAACCCGGCGCGCTTGGCGTTGTCGATGGACTCACGCATCGTGCGCTGAGCCGCGCCAGATCCGCCCCCCACGAACGGGTTTGTCGGCTTGCCCATAATGCTGCGAGCAACGTTGGCAACACGGCTGCCGATTGAAGAGGCAGCGCCGCCGATTGCCGGGGCCAACACGCCGGCGGCAAGGCCGGTGATGCCGCCAGCCATTGCCCCCTTTGCCCTGTCGCTTTCGTTCGCCCCAGCGCCAGACGCGGCCCCTAGGCCGGTCGCGGCGGCCAAGGAGGCGGGAAGCCCAAGACCAGCAAGCGGAGCGCTCCCGACCACACCGCCAACCAGTTCCGCAGCCAGCCTGCGCCCTGCCGGCATTGCCTCGACCGGCGCCATGTAGTCCTTGCGGGCTTGCTCGGCATCGCCGCCGTGGATGGCGCTGATTGCTTGCCCGGCAAGCTCGTCCGTCCATGTGCCGATGCCGGGAAGCCCCTGCGCCACGGCCTTGCTCGTGGTGATGCTGCCCACCATAGCGTCGCTGATTGACCGTCCGGCGCGGGCGAGAAACCCATCCTCCTGCTGAGGGGCGGCCTGTGCTTGCGGCTGCGCGCCGGCTTGACCAGTCAGCCGACGGATCTCCGCGGAGAACGCCCGCGCATCTTCAAGGGCCTCGGTGTCGTTCGGGTCGGCGTCAACCGCGGCGTCAGCCTTCGCGAACGCGGCCTGCAGCCTGTCGAACTCTTCCTGCGTTGCCATCAGCGGTAGCGCGCCTTATTCGCCCGCGCCTGGATGTCCGGGTCGACAGAAAGCCCGCCCTGCGGAGCTGGCGTCGGTGGCGGGCTGGCCGTTGGAGCGGCGGCAGTCTGCTGAAACTTGCCCGCCCACTTTGGCGCGAGGTCCGTGAACATCGGGTTCTGCTGGTCGTAGGACGCTTTGAAGGAGTCGAGTTCGACCGGGTCGATCTGCCCGCCCTTGGCGCGCACGTATTCCCGCGCCGCATGAGCCCGCCTGGTGAGATGGGCGGCCTTCGCATTCTGCACGTCAACGAGAAGCTTCCGGCCTTCCCTCGTCTTCTCGATGCCTGGGGGGATGGCCCTGAGGAACGCCACATCTTGGTTTGAGGCCGAACCGGGCAGGCCGCCGAGCGGGCCTTCCGGGGACCGCGCCCCAAGCGCGAACTGGTTCACAAGGCTTTCGGCAGCCTCCTTCGAGGCGATCTCCTCCGCGCTGCCAATCGGGATGCCGACGCCCCGAGCGGCCTTCGAGAACGCCAACCGCCATTGATCAAACCCCTCGCCGGTCGGGGTTTCCCCGAGAAGATCGTCAATCCTCTTGAAGTCGTCGGCCATCTTGCGGGCAGCGTCGGCGTCGTTCTGCAAGGCGATGTAGTCCTTGCCCGCCTCCTTGTAGATCTCCTGGTCGAAGGCTCCCTGTGTCGCTCCGTAGATGGCGGTGGGGCTGACGGAAACACGGGTCGCGCCCCGGGACGACTTGTTCAGGTCATGCTGCATCCGCACAGCGTCACGACTGACCTCGCCCGTCAGGGTATTCATCGGCCCGGTGCCGGTGTCCGTGAACGTCGGGTACACGCCGACCGCCTGCCCGGTTTCATTCATGACGAGGCGGCCGTTGATCTGGCTCATCTTGAGCCGGTCGGCGATCCCAGGCCCAAGCTGCTCGGCAAAGTGCGCGAACGACCCGGGCGGAAGTCCGAAGCGCTGTTCGATGCCGCGCGCGGCCTGCTGCGCCGCCTGCATGTTCTGCTGCTCAAGCGCAAACTTCTGCCGCTCCAGTTCGTTGTCCTGCTGCTGGTTCTGCATCTGCGCCTGCATCGCCTGCATGCGCAGCATGTTCGGCAGCATGTCCTCCATGCCGCCGCCCTGGCTGTAGCCGCCGGGCGCGTACGAACCGCGCGCCGGCAGGTTCTGCTTGCTCAAGCTGTTGCCAAGGTTGGACAGGCCGCTCATGAGGATCATGGCGGACATCGGATTTTGGTTAAGCTGGTCCCAAATGGGCACGGCTAGCTTCCCCTGAGCGCCTGGAACAGTTGATCCAACCCGCCCGTCAGCATCATGTACTTCATCATGTCGCCCTGCGCGCCCTGACCTGGGCCGGGCGCCGGCTGCTGCCCAGGCTGCGCCGCCGTGCTTGCTCCAAGGATCGGCAGGCCCGAGCCCTGCATGCCCGGATGCATCGGGACCCCGCCGTGAGACACCGGCACGTCCCTATAGGCAGACGCCGACAGGACCGGGCTGTTGGACAGGTTCACGTCCGAACCGAACCCCTGCCCGCCAGCTGTCATGCGGCCCATCCGGCCCATGATCGGCAACTGACTCTGGGGCTGCTGCCCAAAGCCAGTGCCGCCGCCTTGGAGCAGCATGTAAAGGGAAGGGAGGTCCATCATTTGTTTGCCGCTCCGCCGCCAAGTCCACCGAGGATCGCGCCGCCGCCAGCCGCGTAGGGATTGCCTGTTGCCAAGCCAGCCATGCCCCCGCCCATGGCGCCCTGAAGCATCCCAGGGACCAAGCCCCTGCTGCCGGACTCTCCGCCCTGCATCACTGGCGCGGGGCCACCGCTGACGACACCCATAGCTGCCTGCGCGCGCCGGTACGGCTCACTCTGCTGCAGGTCCCACGCCTGGCGCTTTGCGTCGATCTCAGACTGAGACTGCTGCTGCACAACGCTCTGTGCGCCGAGCGCCTGGTTCAGCCCGGTGAAGTCGGCGTTGGCCAGATCAGGCGACAACCCGGCCATCTGCTGCTGGTTCTGCCGCTCGTTCTCGTAGTTCTGGAAGAGCAGCGGCGCCGTCGCCTTGGACCACGCCTCCGTCAAGAATTGCTGGTGCATCGGCGAGCCGGCCATGCCCCCGGTGGAGAATGCGCCCCCGACCTCTCGCCCGATATCATCTCTGGCTGCAGCCATGGCCTGCGATAGGTACGGGTTGCCGGCGCCGAGGTACTTGCCCCCGAGAACATCCCCGGCGTAGCCCTGTGCGCCCTTCAGCAGAGGAGAGCCCTGCATCCCGCGCTGGGTGATCGCGTTGATGGCGGCGTTCTGGCCGCCAGTCAGATCCGCGGTCCAGTCTCCGGCATACGGAGTCAGCCGGCGGTTCTTCATGGCCCATGCGGAAAGCCCGCCAGCCTGCTGCGCCGTCTTCTGCTGATACCCCATGAGCTGGGGCTTTGGTGCCTTTGGCGCGCTACCGAAGAGGCCCATCACTCACCCGCCTTCAGCCTGAAGAGCGTCCATTTCTTCTCCGCCCCATAATCGGCGAGGACCGGCCCGAACCCCTCCCTCGCCAGCAGCTCGACTTCCGGCAGCCCGCGCCGGGCCGCGTCGGCGAGCACGTCGTTCAGCAAGTGCACCCAATCCTCGAAGCTGTCGCCGGCGAGGTAGGGGATCTGCATTACCGAGCCTCGCTCGTAGCGGACTTCCTGCGTGATCATCGCGCCGACAGCCTCCGTGCCGCAGTAGGCGAGCCACAGAGCGGCGCGGAGCGGTCCGGAGTCACCAAGCAGCACCCGCGCGTAGATGTCCTCCAGAAAGGCGTCTCCTGTGGCGCAGCGGCTGTTGTGAGCGCGCAGGACGAACGGTCTGGCGATGGCCCACGCGTCGTGGACCTCGTGCGCCGGCACTCGCACTGCCGTGTATGGATCACGCTGTAAAGACGAAGTACCCAAGAACCTGCCCCGCCTGTGAGCCATGCTCGATGGTGAAAAAGCCGTCGCCCGGCACCGGCCTGCCCAGCGCCGCGCCGGCAGACAGCGGCGTCAGGAACACCAGCGACAGCGGCCCGACCCGCGGGTCCTGCACGATGGTGGCGGTCCCGCTGCCGAGCGTGACCTGCCCGCCGGAGAAGCGGACCGAGAAGTCGTTCAGCGCCTCGGCGATCTGCCGCGGCGGTGCGGTCGGAGCAACGACGCTCATGCCAGCCCCCCCTTGCGCGGAGTGGCGGCGATGCCGATGGCGTGGCGGAACCCCGCCGGGATCTTCAGGCGCATCCGGGTGTAGACGCCGCGCTCGCGGACCGGCGCAAAGCCGATCCGGTTCAGCTTCGTGTCCGGCCCCCAGAACACCTCCTCGGCAACGGACGAGCGCACGCCGACGCTGACCGTGGTGCCGGCGGAGGCGTCGTCCACCACCGGGCGCGGGTCTGTCCACTCGGCCACGTACGGCTCGAACGGGGCGACCTCCTGCGTCTCCAAGAGCGCCGGCAGCCCCGCGCCGGTGAGGAAGAACATCTTGCCGGCGCTGTCGAACATCGTCAGGGTGCGGTCGCCGCCCAGGAAGGACGGCGAGTCCCACACGTAGCTGGCCCACGGCTCCTGATCGAGCGGACGGGACGCCCACGGTTCCTCGTCCCACGAGATGCCGGGCGAAGCCGTTTCCAGAACCAGCGAAGCGCCCAGGTCGATCTCAGTGAAGCGCCCGTCGTTGACCGAGTAGGCGATCAGCTTGTTCGGCTTTGGCGACCCGTCCAGCGGCAGCGCCCACATCACCACGGCGAGGCCGGGGATGGTGGCCGACTTGATCGTGTCCACCGCGCCAGTGTTCATCCGTCTGGCGATGGCGCGGTTCACCTTGCCGTGGCCGATGGGTGTGGCCTGCTGCCCGTCGAAAGCGTAGAAGCCGTCGCGATCGATGAAGTAGGTCATGCGGCCATCGTCGATGACCGCGCCGGCCGCGATGGGGCCCCGCCCGCGCTCGACGCGCTCGATGTCGAAGATCTTCGGCGCGGACCCGAGGTAGCGCATCCGGTAGATGGCCCGCTCGGACCAGATGATGCCGACCTCGCCGCCGATCACCGCCCGGATCGCACCGTCACCCGCTTGGGGCAGGGAGCCGCTGTAGCCGGCAAACGTGGACAGGTTCGGAGCCCAGTTCTCAAGGTTCGGGATCTGGATGATCTGCGGCCACCACACGCGGTTCGGCTGCTCGCCGTCCTGATCGTCGAAGGTGTGCGCCAGGACCGGGATGCCGTAGATCAGCGCGATGTGGTAGGCGCGCGGCCTGCGTGCGCTCGACGGCGGGATCATGTCGGCGAAGGCCGGGCCACCGACCTCATTCACCTGGATCGGCACGGAAGGACCGCCGACGGCGATGACCTTGGTGCCGTACTGAACGAATTCCCAGCCGGCATCGCCAAGCGCGTACCCGCCCGGCTTCGACACGTTGGTCCAGCCGGAGGTGTCGCCGCTGCGAACGTAAATCGCAGTCTGCGTGCCGACGTAGGTGAAGGTCGCCCCGCCCGGCACGGACGCGGTGATGCCGCCGCGGGACTCCCCGGGCAGGGCAATGCCGGCGTCCACCGGCGAGGGGAACGGGCCGTATCCTCCGCCCGCCATCGGCAAGACATTCCTCGCCTGCACCATGCCGCCAGCGATGGGCGCTTGGTCGGGGAGCCATTCGGCGAAGGGCTCTACAGGAATGGCCTGATCTCCTGGGGCGGCTGCCGGCGGCGCGTCTCGGCGGCAAGGTCGGCGCGGGCGGAAACAGCGTTGGCCTGGGCGATGGCGGCGTTCTCCTGATCGTGCAGCATGGAATAAAACACCCTCGCCTTGGCGGCCTCGCGGATCAGCTCGAACGCAAACTGGAGCCATGCGTTCGAGTCATCGTCCGCAACGAGGGGCTCGTACGAACGGACGCCCCACAGCCTGATCGTGTAAACCTTGTCCGGGATCGGATAGAGCCGGTACTGGTTGGCGAAAAGCGCGAAATGCGTGGGCATAGCCCGTTCGCCCGGCTCCCAGCCTTCCATGGTGTCGTTCGAGATCGACCGCAGCTTCCGGCGCGGCGTGGCGATGCTCACGGTGAGCCCGGCCACATACTCCGCTGGCAGCGCGTAGAATTCCTGCCCCGCCTCCGTCTCGCGCTCCCACAGTTGCTGGTTGAACCAGAATGCATCCTGCTGGTGCGCCTTGATCGCCTCGTTGATGTGGAGGCGGATCTGCGTGACCTCATCGGCCTTCAGATCCGCCGCCCGATCAACGAACCTCGTCTCCGAAGCGATAACATCCTGGAGGCGAAGGAAGGTCGTCATGCTAGAGGGTCGGCCCCTCTTCCACGTAGACGATGACCAGTCGGGCCGCGCCGGTGCTGGCGGCGGTGCCGGATTGGGTGTACTTGACCTTGACCTCCTGATCCGCCGTGAACCTCAGGGCCAGCGCCGCCGCCGAGGTGTAGACACCGGCGGTGCCCTCGGTGACGGACGACCCGGAGGTCGAAGCGTCGAAGATCTCGTTCAGGTTGGCCCCGTAGCCGACCGTCACGACGTTCGTGGTGCCGCCGTTGAACACCGTATCCACGATGACGGCGGCGTAGGTGATCGTCGCCCCCTTCGGGATGATGACGCCGGTCGATACCCCGGACGCGATGCCGCTGGTGTTGTAGGCGAAGCTCGCCGACACGCATTTCGGCATCGGCAGGTGGTGACGGAGGGCCTTGGACCCGGTGACGCCAGTAGGCATTCTCAGCCCTCCTTAAGCGTGCGCTTTTGCATACGTCGAGATGACGATGCAGCCGCGATCGGTGGAGTTGAAGACGTCCTTCTTGACGCCCCACAGGAGCTTCGCGGCGACGTACCGCTTGTCGTCGTAGTCCCGCATGGACTCGACCCACTTCCAGGCCCCGCCGCCGTACTGGCGGCCCCAGGCGATGGACAGCGCGTTCTGCCCGAGGAAAACGGCCCTGCGGGTGTCGGCAACGGCAGCGCCCGTGCTGCTGTTGACGCCCTGCGTGACCCACTGGCTCGGCACGAAGATCGTGTCGTTGTACTCGCCGGCGGCGAACTCGTAGAGCGGGTTGCTGGCCGACCGGGCCAGGGCGGCGCGCTGGATCGCTTCCCAGCGGTCGTCGTCGCGGAGGTCGGTGAGTTGCTCGGGCGACAGGATGCAGACGTACTTGCGGCCATCTCCGGGCTCGATGCGGAACGCCGAGCTCTCCTCCTTGAAGGCCCGCTCCCGCGCGAAGTCGATGAGCTGCAGGGTGAACTTGTCCCCGGAGCCGAGGCCCTCGTCAGTGGAAGCGGAGCCGGCCCGCAGGATGCGCGTGCTGGACGTGGGGGCGACCACGGTGTTGTGGCCACGCCGGGTGACGTGCAGCGCGTTCGCCGGAGTGAAGCCGCAGGCGTGGTTCATGATCGCCTGTTCGAGACGCCGCGCGCCCCATTCGGAGATCGCGTCCTTCGCCTCCTCGCGGAGGTCGTCCCACGGGTAGCGCTCCTCGGAAATCTCGTCGCCGACGAATACCGCGTGCCGGCTGAGGTTGATCACCATCGACGCCTGATGGATGGTCAGGTCTTCCTCGAAGCCCTCCAGGGTTTCGGACCCGACCTTGCCTTCGCCGTCGATGGGCGCGCGCAGGTTGTAGTAAACCGTGTCGCCCTTCTTGCGACCCTTCGCCGACCGCTCCGAGATGATCGCGGAGTTGCCGCCGATGTACGGCTTCATGATGGTTTTGGCGAGAACAGCAGCCTGAAGCTGCGTCTCCCAAATCTTGACGCTGTTCGCGTCGGTCGTGGGGAAATAGTCGGCCACAGCCGTTGGTCTCCACCGTTTGCCGACCTCGCTTAACGGGGAGAGGCCACAACCCTGGGACCAACGATGCAGCTCGTTGTCAGCGGGACCGCCGATATCGCTCGGCGTCAGCGCACTAAGGAAATACCCTAGTGGGGGTCGCTATTCAACACCTTATTTGCGCAGTTTGCGTACCGCGCCTGAGGCAAACGCCTCCTCGACCGTGATGCCGCCCAGCTCGGCGATCTTCTGCGCTCGCCCGGCCTTGCCGGAGTTGAACAGCTTCACCGCCTCCATCTGGGTCAGGCCGCCGGCAGACGCGCCAGCGCCGCCGATACCGCGCGCGGCTTCCGCCTTCACCCGCTTCTGCTGCGCGACCTCCTGCTTCTGCCGTTCCGCCTGCGGCACGTAGCCGGCGGCGATGGCCGTCTTCCAGACGTACTCGCCGTAGCCCATGCCGGCCTTCTCCGCGGCTTGGTGCATGTCGCGCTCCAGCCCGCCGATGATCACCCGCACCGTCTCCGGCGGGTAGATCTTCTCCAACTGGTCAGCGATGGGCTTGGCAAGGTAGTCGCCGGCCTCCACGAGGTCCGGGGCCACGCTCGCCTTGAACGCTTGGTAGTCCTCGACGACCTTGGAGACGTACTGCTGCTCCTGCAGGGCCGCGGCCTCGCGCTCGGCACGCCGCTCGCGCTCCTTGCGGGTTTCCTGCGTCTCTGTCAGCAGGTGGTTGATCACCCGCCCGAAAAACTCGCCGTCGCTCTCGCCCGGCTTCGGCGTCAGGTCTTCTGGAGCCGCCCCAGGCGTGGCAGCGGCGCGCTGCTGGACCTTGCCCAGCAGCTCCAGCATCTGCTTGTTCTGCTCCAGCAGCGCCTTGCGCTCGGCTCGCAGCTCAGCGACGACGTGCAGCGGAACGGTCGTCGGCTGCTCCGGCTTCGGCTCCGGTGCCGGCGCGGGCACCTCGGCAGCCGGCGGCGGGGACTCTTCCTCTTCGTCCTCCTCGTCCGGGCTGTCGTAGAGGTTCTCGTCGTCAGCCGGGAGCACGTCTTCCAGGGTCATTCGCTGTCTCCGCTCTTCTTCGGCTCCGCCGCGCGGAGCTGCTGCTGGGCGTACTGATGCTGCAGGGCCTGCTGGTTGCGGGCCTCGTCCATCTGCAGCTTCATCGTGCCCTTCTCCAGTTCCTGATCTGCCTTGCGCCGCTGAAGCTCCAGCTTCAGGTTGCCCTCGATCACCTTCTGCTCGATCTCGGTCTGCGAGATGCGCTGCGCCGTCTCAGCCTCCTGCCCGGTTTCCTTGGCCTTCGCCACGTCGAGCAGGGCCGCCGACTGAAGCTTCACCACCTCGGCCTTCAGCTTCTCAAGCTCCTGCATCACCGTCTCGGCCTGGGCCAGCTTCATCTGCTCGGCCATCGGGTCGGGCGGCGGGGTCATCGCCTGCTTCAGCCGGCGCACGTTCTCCGCCGGCAGGCCGGACGTCTCCGCCATCTGCGTCAGGTATTCCATCTTGAACGCAGGCGGGATGTCAGGCTGCTGAACGATGGGCGCGTACGCCACCAGGGTGCGGTGCGTCTCGGCGCGCTTGTTCGGGCTGTTCGGGATCTCGTCGACCTCGACCTCGTAGGCCGCCTCCTCGTACGTGAACGGCCTGAACTGCGCCCGCCCGCTGGCGTCCACCGTCCGCACCAGTCGATCCGGCTCGATATACTCGGCGATGAACCGCAGAAGCAGGTGGCCGTGGGCGCGGTAGTAGTCCCTGAGCGCCGCAAACGCCCAGGCCACGACCGCCATGGCCGCCGCCTTCCGGCTCTCCTCGACAATGCCGGACTGGTCGTTCATCTGCTGGGCGACGATCTCCAGCGAGATGCCCGTCACCTCCCGCACCGCGGCATTGCAGAAAGACAGGATCTCGTGAGCCGACGGCGGCAGCTTGCTTTCCGGCTTGGGCATGATCATGCCGCCGGAGACCGCGCCCTTGATGGCCTCGGTGATGACCGCCGGGTTCGCCCAATCGCGCTGCGCGTCCTGGGCGTTGGGGAACGCCCCTTCCTCGGCGATGATGCCCTTGCCCGAGGTCGCGACCACCCAGATGAACAGGCTCAGGAACTTGTTCGCCCACCGCTGCGGGTCCTTGGCGTCCCGCACCATGCCGTACCAGTAGCCGTTCTCGTCGTCGCGGATGCCTGTCAGGAACAGGTAGGTGAACGCGCCCACGGGGATTTTGCGGATGCGCATGATCGTCCCGCCGTGGGTGAACGCCTCCCAATAGACCCGGCGGCGCTTGACCTGCGTGGCGGCAAGCTCGTCCTCGTAGATGTAGTCCTCGCCCTCCTTCAGCGCCTTCAGGTCACGAAGGGAGATGTCCTGTGGCCCATCCACGGTGAGGACGGATTTGTACTTCTCGCTCTCGAACCACTGCCAGTGCAGAACCTCAAAGTTGTCGTCGGACTCGACGCCGGGCTCCTCCGGCTTCGCGGGCGTGGACGACGGCTCATCGGACGCGCGGGCCTCGGGGACCCCTCCAAACTCCTCGTCCATCTCCTCGAGCGAGAGCATCGCCTTGCGAAAATGCCAGCGCCGGTCAGTCAGCCCCATTGCCTTGGCGCGGGTGTCCCAGCCGACGGACAGCGGGTCGATGCGCCGGCCCAGCAGCTCGACTTGGCCGGTGATCTCCGTCTCGGCCATGAGCTGCTGCACGCCGATGCCGCACGTCAGCATGTCCAGGGCGCTGTCACGCTCCTGCGTCGGCGCGTCCCACAGCGGGTTCTCCCGGAAGTACAGCGCCGCAGAGGACAGCAGCACGTGCTTGCTGATCTCCTCGTTCTCGGGCGTGACCGCCCGCTCGACGTAACTGATCCCCATGGGGTTGTGGATCATCGCACCGAAGGTGGCGTTCACGAGCGAGTTTATGCGGTTGAACGTCACCATCGGGCGGACCATGCGGTTGCGCCCGTCCTCGTCCTCGTCACCGCCGTTCATCAGCCGGGCGTCTTCCCTGCCCCACTGGTGGCCGTGGCGGAAGGCGATGTCCTCTTTCGCCTGCTCGTGCCAGCCGGTCAGGTACTTCGTCGCCTCCGACCGTCGCAGCGCCAGCATCGCCTCGGCGTCACGCAGGCTCGGGTATCCGTCCGGGTTGTCGGCCTTCATATCGCGCTCATCCAGGTGGCCCCGGCTGGGGTTGGCTTGCGCTTGCGCCCGTAGACGCCGGGCAGGCGTTCGCGCAGGTAGTCAGCGTCGCGCTCGCGCCACTTGGCGCAGAGGCTCAGCAGGAGGGCGTCGGCAAGGTCGGTCGAACGCCCGATGCGTTCCTTGATCTCGTCCTTGGCCTCGACGATGTACGCCGTCCCATAGGAGGTGTTCGTGTCCTTGGGGACGAACCGGATCGGCGCGGCCAGTTCCTCGACCAGCTCGTCATCGTCGGGGATGACGACCGTCTGCTGCTCGAACCACTCGCGCCCGAGGTGCCACATCTCCGCCCGCTTGTTGCGGTACAGCGTCTTGTGTGTGGAGTTCTCGGAGCTTACCCAGTGGACGATGGGCAGCCCGTCCCGGCGCAGCACGTCCGCGATGGGAGCGCCCATGCCGACCGCATCGACCACAATGGCCGCCGGCTTGTCCTTGTCCGGGGTGTCCCAAAAGTGCCGGCGCACCTTGTCCATCGACACCGCCTGATCGCGCTCGCGCCATGACACGATGTCCTCGACGATGTTCGCGCGGCGCTTGACCAGCACGCTCCGATCCCCGCCGGCAGCCGGGTCAAACCCCCACACCGGGTGGTAGCCTTCCAACGGCACGGCCTTGCGGCCCACCGCATCCCGAATGTGCCCCAGCGGAATGACCGCGTCTTCCTGCTCTGTTGGGAACTCGCCGAGGACGTAGGCGCTCCACTGCCAGGACTGCTCGCCCCAGGTCTGGCGCATCTCCTCGATGTAGCCGGGGTTGTAGAAATCCATCCCTTCCATGTCGAAGGCGGAAACCCGGATCGTCCTCCACACCTTCTGGTGTGATTTCGAGACATGCGTGCGGAAGAACAGTCCTGCGGACTGGCGGGGGTTCCCGGCCAGCAGGATCTTCGTGCCGGAGGTCGTCGTCGAGCCGAGCACGACGTCCATGACGTTGTCGGCAACACCGTTCGCCTCATCGACGAAGAACATCAGGTTCATGTCGTGGATGCCCTGCAGGCCCTCGTAGTTGCCGGAGCCGACGGTCGTGGCAACGGCCTCGTTGCGGAGGCCGGGCATAAAGATGCGGGAGGACTGGACCTCGAAATTGTCGCGCATGTGCGGGTCCATGAGCGCGATCCACTTCTTGATCTCGCGCCACGCCGCCATGCTCATCTGCTCGCGCCGGGGCGCGGTGAAGACGTTGAAGGCGTCGCTGTAGCAGGTCAGCCGGTAGAGGCAGAGCCACGCCAGCATGGCCGTCTTGCCGACGCCGCGGGCGGCCCGTACGGACACGCGGTCGCTGTCGCGCACCGCGGCAAGAGCCTCTCCGTGCCACGGGGCAAGCTTGACCGGCCCGCCGGTCTTCGGGTCACGGAACAGCTCCGTGACGAAAGACTCTGGGTTGCGCCTCCAGCGGACGGTGTTCTCAATTGACGGCGGGGGCATCCACTTCCGCCGGGATCGGGCGCCAGCCGGCGTCGAACAGGATGTAGCTGCCATCATCCGTGGTGATGGCGTTGCCGGCGTCGTCGGCGAGGTAGTCGCCGTCTTTCACTGCCGGCACGAGCTCCCACAGCGGCATCAGGAAGGAGCCTTTTCCGCGATCCACATGACAGCACCGACGACGCTGCCGACGAGGACCACCAGCCCGGCGCAGAGGGCGACGACACGCTGCACCGCCTCGATCTGCACCGCGCCCTTCTGCGCCTTCAGGACCGACAGGTCCTCCCGCAACCGGCTGATCGCATCCAGCGTCTGCGTGGCGCTTGTCGCTGCACGCTCGGCGTCATTCGCTGCGCGGTCAAGGTGGCTTCTGAAGCTTCCTTCCAGGGCAGCAATCCTCACGTCGAAGGCAGACGCGAGCCGCTCCAACGACACCAGCCGGTCGCCGAAGCGGGTCTGCTCGTCGTTGTACCGGACGCCATAGGGGCCGATCCCCTCACGGTCAGAGCTTCCCTGCGGCATCCAGGGCCACCTCCAGGCCCCTGATGACGTCCAGAACCTCGCTCTTGCGGCGCCACACCTCACGGATGCGCTCGGCAAGCAGTTCCGGGTTGGTCTGCGACCCCGACACGTTCAGCTCGTCAATGACGGCGGCGATGGCTTTATCGACGTGGCGCTCCGCCGCCTCGACGGTGTGCTCCAGGCTGGCCGCCTGCTCGCCCACCAGGCGGGGGCAACTCTGCGCGTTGACCCACTGGTACTCGGGCGCAATCACCGAGCGGCCCTCGCGCACTCGGCTGCGTAGGCCCCGAGGATCTTGTTGTCGATCTTGGCCTGCAGGAGGTCTGCATACGCCTCGCGGCTCATGACGACGTGGCCGATGATTTCCTGCTTCTCGACCCGCCCGCCCTCGGGCTTGGCTGCGTCTGCGTACGGCGTGACCTTCACCGTCACGTCACTCGCCACGATCCGGGGGCTGCCGGTTGCTGGCGAGGTGTCCACGATATGCGTGCTGCTGCAGGCCGTCAGCGACATCGCGAAAATGATCGCACAACTCGATAGCGCGCTTCGGAGGCAATTCATGCAGGTGCGCCCTTTCCCCTTTCTCGGCAGCCTTGAGCGCCCGGTCGATCAGCCCGAGGCCGACCTTCGCGAGCAGCTCGGCGAAGAAGCTCATTGCGGCGCTTGCGCGCGCCGGATCGCGTCGGCGACGAGCGGAGGTGTTTTGGGAACAGGGCGGACG